TGCTTTCCCTCATGGAGGATATGATGCTTATCTATCGTCTTGAGCGTTCTATTGAGAGACGTGTGTACAAGATTTTCGTTGGTGCTATTGATGACGCTGACGTTCCAGCATATGTGGAGCAGATTGCAAACGAGTTCAAGAGAACACCAATCATAGACCCTATCACAGGACAGATTGACTTGAGAAAAAACATCTTGTCAGTTGACCAGGACATCTTCATTCCAGTACGTGATGAGAATGCGCCTACTCCTATTGATACGTTGTCAGCAGCACAGAACATGACGGCACTTGACGACATCAAGTTTGTACAGGGAAAAGTCTTGACAGCACTTAGGATACCTAGGACGTTCCTCAACTTCGACGAGGCTGCTGGTGACGGCAAAAACCTTGCACTTATGGATATTAGGTTTACGAGGACTGTGAACAGGATACAGCAGGCATTCTTGATGGAGTTGACGAAGGTTGCTACAATACACCTTTTCCTTCTTGGATTCGAGGATGAGTTGACCAACTTTACGTTGTCAATGAACAACCCATCAACACAGGCTGAACAGCTTGAGATTGAGAACATGCAGAAGAAGATTGACGCTGTTAGGGATGCTGTGTCTGACCCAGGTAACGGATTACCAGTTATGTCACAGACTCGTGCGTTGAAGCAGATTATGAAATGGTCTGACAAAGAGATTAAGGAGAACCTTGAGGAGATACGTCTTGAGAAGGGTATTGCTGCTGAGCTTGAGAAGACCACGCAGATTATCAAGAAGACTGGTATCTTCGACACCGTTGACAGAATCTATGGAGAGCCTGGTGCTGAGTACATGGACGACCAACAGGGAGGTATGCCTGGACAGGGCGGCGCACCTGGTGGAGGCGGCGGTGGAGGAATGGGAGCACCACCCCCACCACCAACTGACTTCGGAAGCGAAATGGACGGTATCGGAGCACCTGGTGCTGATGACAGCGGAGACATGTCTGGACAGGAAGGTTCAATGCCTACACAGGACATGGGAAGCGAGGGTGCAGCACCAGCAAACGAGGTTATCAGCAGGTCTGGAAAGAAGATTATCAATGAACAGTCAAACCTCTTCGAGCAGTACTTGTCTTCACTTACTGGACATACCACGTCGCCGAAGGAAACCAAGTACGAGAGGGTTAAGGTATATGACAGTGAATCACTGTTAATCAATGAGGAGTTTGACAAGATGATTAACGCACTCGGAAAGTTTGTTGACGATGATGAAACCAACGAATAGCATAAAGGCGTGACACCTGTCACGCTTTTTGTGTTTCAGAGATATTTATAGAGAAATTAGCCAAAATGATTAACGAATATTTCAGTGGAGACCCAGATGTTATAAAACAGTATGATACTGGCAAGGATGGGTTATGGAACAGCGTTAAAGGTGCATACAACAAATATAGAGGCAAGACACAATCTATACATGATTGGGACACAAAGGGTAATATAGCTTTCGGATACTTCCAGGATACTGTAGATTCTAACCAGGTTTTTAAAGCAAGCCCATTTGATAAATTTGGTAAAAATGGGTCACATTGGAGCATTATAATAAGTTGCGCTAATTCATATATAAAGAATGCAAAAAACAGGGTAGGAAGAGAAGGACAAAACCTAATAGTGCAAGCTATAAACACCTCATCCGCATGTAAGGGAAGAGTGTTCGCAGATGCAAAGGTAATATCAACTTGGGGTATGCTGCCATCCAATATGTTGGCAGACATTGTTAAGAAACTAAACTTGGGTGACATTACTGGTTATAGATACGTTGTTGGAAAGAAAGAATACGACCTAGCGAAATATATCAATGGCAACTATAATGTCAGCACTGGTGATGCAAACAACCTTGGGAAACGTGTAGAAGATATAGACGACAAGGCGTTACAGACTTATATCTCAATGGTGAGAATGTATAATACCTCATCAACAAAGGCAAGACAGTTATCGGCAAAGCTTGGTAATATGACGATTGCACAATATAACTCAATGTTGCACCAGGAAGGTAAAAAATCTGAACAAGTAATAAACGAAATAAATAATAAAGATATGAACAAATATAAGGAAGAGTTTTCAAACTATATCGGCATCATGAAGGAAGCACTTGAGAGAGAGAACTTCGAGGCTTATGATGCAGCAAAGGATATGCTTGAGGAATCAATAGAGGAGTGCAGGCACGAGAAGGAACTTGCAGCACAGCTTGACACCAACAACTTCGGTATTCTCAACCACATCTTCGAGGAGAGACTGCCAGGTTTGTTTGTTGCCAATAAGAAGGCTGTTAGGGACGTTATAAAGACCATCAAGGAGGATAGCAACCTCATGGGTGAGTTCAACTATTACAACGCAATTAAGCAGTACAAGGGAAAGATTGCTGAGTCTATTGAACCAGACGCTGTTATATCCAAGCTTAACGAGGCTATCGTGGCTACGATAAACAAGGATACGGTAAACAAGTCAAATGCAAAGCTTAGAAAGGTACTGAAGGAACACAATATCATCCCTAATGACTTTATCGATGAGGAGGCAAAGACACTCTACGAGTCTGGTCATAACATACTTACCAAGAAGCTCAATACCATTGGTAATGTCATGACGATTGCTGAGAGTAACAAGAACATCTGTGACTATATGAACAAGCATAAGACAGACGTTATCAAAGAACAGATTGACCCAGACAAGCTCATAAAGCAGTTCAAGGATAGAATGAGGGAGACATTGACCGAATCAGAAATGTCATTCGTGAAGGAGATTACTGACTGGAGAAGTCCAATCGCTGAACAGAGGAAAGAGAAGTTGTTCAACAAGTTCAAGAATGAGTGTATTGAGAAGGTCGATGAAATGCTCAAGGAAGACGCAGGAAACGTGGAACTTGAGTCATTGAAGAAACAGCTTGAGGAACAGACATTCAATAAGGAATCAATTGTACAAGACATTGCGAAATTACTTGAAATAAGGGATATACTCCTAGATAAATAAAATATACAATTATGGCAAAGAAATTAATCAGATTAACAGAGAATGACCTTCACAGGATAGTGAAGGAATCTGCTTATAGAATTCTCAACGAAATAGAGAGAAGTCGTCCTGGTGATATTCCTCCTGGTGATAGTGATATTTATTATCCTGGAGACATCAACCCAGATGTACATGATGCACTGGCAAGAGGTGATTTTGGAGAGCAAACAGGAAATAAGGAAGTCGCTAATATGTGGAAGAAACAATATGAGACATGTATGTTTAGAGTACCAGAGCTACTTGAGAAACTTAAGACCTATGCGCTTGAAGGAAATTACAGTAAGGCAAACAATGTGTGGGAGTATGAACTTGCTCCAGAAATACAGACATTGGAAACTGCTAAGTGGCAGGTTGAAAATAATCCTAATGGAGGTAGAATCTAATCTATCTCCATTTTTCATGTCTTAAAATTTGTTTTTTTCATTTTTTTTATATATCTTTGCAAATATTTATCACTAAAGTATAGAATTATGAAGAAGTTATTTATCAGTATGACGCTTGGACTTCTCCTGTTTGCTGGTTGCACAAAGGAGTTCCCAAGCATGATGGAAGTTTCAAAGGAACAGATTAAGGCAAATGTAGAGAAAGTCTTTGGAACAGAGTTTGATGAGAACCATGACTGGTGTTCAACTCAGTCTGGCACTGTTTCCGTCACTGGCATACCAGGTGACGTTAGCGATATTCAACTGATGGTATTCATTGCAGAGAGTGATACCACCACTTCTATGCTTATCCTCAATGAGGCTAAGGTCAACGGTCATTCAACAATGACGTTGGCATACGACGCTCCTAAGGATAACCTTGGGCTTTTCCTCGCCTACTACAGAGGGGGCTATTACTACATGAAGGAAGTAATCGGTGAAACTGTTGACATCAGTGACCCAGCAAAGACAAGGGCTGTTGTCGTCGATGGTTATACGCTGCCTTCTGTTGTTCCAACAATCGGTGGTACTGTCATATCGTATGCAAATGAGAGAGGATGGATACCTGGTGAGGTGCTGTATGAAATGAGTGACTACGGCTCACAGAAAATGGCAGCAGCAGACTATTCGGATGCGTATAAGATAGTGTTTAGAAGTATAATCTTTTCATACTTCAAGAATGGTAGGCAGTATGACAACCTCCCACTCATCAAGAACAGTGGCTACTACAATGAGGCTGTGTATCCTATCACCACTGGCGACAAACCAATCATCGTGTCTCCTGTGTACAAGTCAGACAAGGCAAAACAGTATGGTAACGAGATTTGGAACTCAGACTTGTACTACTACTATTACAAGGAGTCAGACATGGCTGGAAAAGACCCTGTTGAATTCTTGACAGCACTTCCAAAGTACAAGCTGCTTGCTTTCAGTCAGCACTTTGGAGAGACTGAGGATGACGTTATCAGCAAGAGGGACGCATACACTGTAATATACTGGGGTGATGGCAAGCCATCCATCGGTGCTATTGGTTCATATCAGTTCCCAGCTGGATATAAGATTGGTTTCATGGTACGTGCGAAGACCACCTATGAGAGTCCAAAGAAGCAGGGTGAACTCTATGGTGATGGAAGGCTGAACAACAAAATCAACTCATGGGGAAACTTCAAAAGTTCAAACCTCGGTACTGACGGACCACGTATGGGTTGGATTACCGTCAACGGAAGGATGCTCATGTGCTGTGAGTCTGGTACTGATAAGGACTTCAACGACATCATCATTGAGGTTGAAGGTGGTGTGAAGGAAATCATCAATATCCCAGAGTTCGAGCAGCAGGAGTATGTATTCTGTTTCGAGGACACAGAACTTGGTGATTACGACATGAATGACGTGGTTATAAAGGCTGTTAGAGAAAACCAGACAACCGTGAGGTACGAGGTACTTGCATGTGGAGCATATGACAAGATTAGAATCATGAACCTCAACGGTAAAATCATAAGCCCTAATACTGAGGTACATGCATTGTTCCACGCACCAAGCGAGAGAACATACATCAACACCTCTAAGTCTGAGGGCATGAGCGAAGCACCTATTAGGGAGTGGTTCACCGTAACAAAGACGTTCAGTTTTCTCGATGAGGCTACACAGCCTTACATCTACGATGAGACTAACGGAAAGACAATAAAACTCTCTAAGAAGGGCGAAGACCCACACGGCATCATGATACCTTACAACTTCAAGTATCCGCTTGAGAAGGTATGTATCAAGGATGCCTACAGTCAGTTCAATAACTGGGGTAAAAACTCGATAACTAGTACGGATTGGTATAAGTATCCTAACGAGAGCAGGGTATATTAAGAAACAAATGCAGTCAGCGATGGTTGCATTTTTTCTTTTCATAGGTCTTGATTTTTTTGGTATCTTTGGTATATTTTATCTACAAAGAATCAAGACATGAAAAGATTAAACAAAGAGTATAGGTTAGACGTTTCGGATAACGTCGTGTTGAAATACGGGAGTGTAAACAAGGACAACCCACAGGTCATCTATGTATCTGGAAAGTGTTGGGTTTGCCCTACCCAGGAGACTGACTATGATGAAGTTATTTCCAGAATCGAGTCAGATATGAGGAGGAATATAAGGAATGTGCTGGTGGATGGCGTGAACTTCGAGAACAGGTTCATACTGGATTTTGACATAAGCACTGATGGTTTTTTCCCGAACAGGAAGAAGTTCCTGTCATTCGACTTCTATCTCCGTCAGAATGAGAGGAACAAGAAGAAGCTTG